ATCACATAAATCATATACGTAACTTAGGACACTCAGGGTTACAATTGTGTTGCCCAAGTATGTACATGCATCACCAGTTCGTCGTTGATAATCAACGGTAAATCCAATACCGCAATCTCTGTCTCTAATGTGACTTATTTCGTGGGCATTGAACCACGTATCCACAAAATGTTGTGGTAAGCCCAACATGAGGAATATGCGCTTTTGGATATCATGATGTAACCTACCTTGAGATTTGTCGAACTTCGAAAAATCAATCTCTTTGAAAAATTTCGAATTCTCAAGTCTGCTCGGTTCCATCGAAAAGATCTGGTGGTATTTCCCAGTAGGAATAAATATTTTTGATTTCAGCACGAAGAGTAATCGCACCATAGCACACAAAAACATGGGTGATGTCATCATGACAACCCCCTTTTTGTGATAAGTAATGGTAGCGGGAATGGGTCTTTCTATGTGCAGAGAATCATCTTCCACGGGCTTCAGAGTTGTCTTGATCATGTGCATATATTTGTCAAGAGCAACCAATGGCAACGGTCCCTTGTACTCAGACAAAGGTGGATTCTTATTCTCGATATACTGATTGAAGAAATGCAATTCCTCACCAGATATCGGGATCAGTTTCATCAAACGAGTCTTATCAACAATTTGAGAACGGAATCTAGAAACACATCGTTCAAGGACTTCATTATGATTGAAACTGCTTTGCAACTCGGGCACATTCATGTTTCTTTTCTTTATGGCAAGAAGTGCCTCACGTTGCGTAGGAACTCGATGGGACAACCCACCAACATTCAAAGCGGGTGTTAGTCGACTGTCTGTTCCCTTGGTCCAATCATTGAACACAGACATGTCGAGATCACATTTAGATACTTCCAAATCAATATCATGGGTTTCCACCCACTCCTGAAAATATTTATCATCCACATGATGATGATTTGGGAACAATTCATCCACTGCAAATTGAATGATGGAAGGATCTGGTTTTACCTGACTAACTGTTGGTTTCCATTTGGATTCGAAAATTGAACCCGAACGGTAGTCGTAAAACCCAGTGTCACGAACATCGGCGTCGGCAGTGACTTCCTCCATTGAGGAAGGTCCGGCATCACAAATCCATTCAACCTCTTTCAATTGTCCGTCATCGTCCAACTCATCATATACAGGAATATCAACATCTGTATGTATAAAGTTGGGTATGTCCTGAATCGCCTCGACGAACGATCCATCGGAAACGTCACCCCAGGTCGTACCTTCGGGAACGTAACATGCATTCTGGACATAGGTAGAAAGGGTTGGTGGTGGTAAACAGTAGTCCTCACGGTTAGAGTAATCAGTGGTTGTATAATCAACATCTAAATCGTCGTACGGAAGATAAAAGGGATCGATCTCATGAGAAGGCCCATTATAATCTACAGTATCAACGACATATGATGGTGATAATCTACTCACTGTCATGACAAAAGTGTCATGGACCGTGGAAAAGTCCGAGTATTTTGCCGCATGTTCAACAATATAATTCAACACGAACAATTTCACCCAATCGTCAAAATCGTCGTGTTTCTCACCAAAAGATTGATAAAAATCAATCTGGCTTATGATAGTCTTAACAATCATGCATTCTTTAAAGTAATCCATTACGGAGGTTTTGTCGCGGATACG